TAGAATAAATTCACCAGTATCAAACTATGCATTAGATGGTAGAGTTAATTCTATTTTCAATGATCCACATGTTGCTATTTACATTTCAAATACTGTATTGCTATCTCAATCAGCAACTTCTCTAAAAGTTATTTTATCTGCATATAGACATGCAAGTGCAGACTTTAGAGTTCTGTATAAATTAATTAGACCAGATTCTAGTGAGGTTGAACAAGTATTTGAATTATTCCCAGGTTATGATAATCTTACAATAGATAATAATAATGATGGGTATTTAGATGTTGTCGATTCAAAAAATAATAATGGACTGCCTGATACTCTTGTTCGTGAAAGTAAAGCAAATGAATTTCTAGAATATGAATTTTCTGCAAATAATCTTGGAAGTTTTACTGGATACACCATTAAGATTGTAATGACTACAACAAATCAAGCATATCCACCAAGAATTAAAGATCTAAGAACTATTGCATTGGCATAATGATTCCAGTAAAAGGGTATCCAAATTTATATCGTGATGAGCAAAGTAATGCTATAATTAATTGTGATGATAAATCATACAATCAATATATGAATGCAGTGAAAAATAGACAACTGCAACAAAAAGAAATAGATCAAATAAAAAAAGACATCAATGAGATTAAATCTTTATTAAAGGAGTTTATAGATGAATCCAGAGGAAATTAATTTAGAATCTTTTGACAGATTATTTGAATATGAAAAACATGTTAGACTTATTGATAAATTGGATGTAGAAGAATTAAAAAATTTTGCAAAATTATACTGCAAATTATATTTGAAACAGCAAGAAGTTTTGGCATCAATTAATTAAAGTAAATCATAAATAATCAAAGAATGCTACTTTTAGAAAATAAAGAATTATACTAATGTCAAAACCTTCAAGTAGACAAGAATTAATTGATTATTGTTTAAGAAGATTGGGAGCTCCAATATTGGAGATTAATATTGCAGATGAACAAATTGATGATTTAGTCGATGATGCATTACAATACTTCTATGAAAGGCATTTTGATGGTGTCGAAAGAATGTATTTAAAATACAAAGTTACTCAAGATGATATAGATAGGGGAAAGGCAAAAAACACAAGTGGTGTAGGAATTGTAACAACAACATCAGAAGCAAATATTTCGGGAATTGGAACGGTAACATATAATTTCTATGAAAATTCCAATTTCATTCAAGTTCCTGATAGTATAATTGGTATTGAAAAAGTTTTTAAATTTGACACTAGTTCTGTTTCTGGTGGAATGTGGAGTATAAAATATCAATTATTTTTAAATGATCTATATTACTTTAATTCAGTTGAACTTTTACAATATGCGATGGTGAAATCATATTTAGAAGATATTGATTTTCTATTATCTCCAGATAAGCAAATTAGATTTAACAAAAGACAAAATAGATTATATCTAGATATTGATTGGGGAGCAAAGTCTAAAGATACCTTTATAGTTATAGACTGCTACAGAATATTAAATCCCAATGAATATACAAAAGTGTATAATGATAGTTTTTTGAAAAAATATTTAACTGCATTAATGAAAAGACAATGGGGGCAAAATTTAATTAAATTGAGAGGTGTAAAACTTCCAGGTGGTGTTGAATTAAATGGTGAAAGAATATACGAAGATGGTGAAAGGGAAGTGCAGCAGATTAAAGAAAGAATGTCAATGGATTATGAATTACCTCCTTACGATTTTATTGGATAATGACACTTAATTCATTTTTTTTAAATAATTCCCCAAATGAGCAAAGACTCATACAAGATCTAGTAAATGAAAATCTAAGGTTAGCTGGAATTGAAATATACTATATTCCAAGAAAAATAGTAAGAAAAGAAACAGTACTTAAAGAAATTTCATCCTCAAAATTCAATGATAATTTTGCAATAGAAGCTTACTTAGTTAATTATGATGGATATACTGGACAAGGTGATTTATTAACTAAGTTTGGAGTTAGTTTGAAAGATGAAGTTAGTTTATTAATTTCCAAAGAAAGATATGAAGATTTTATTTCATATTTCTTAGACGAAGATGATCCAGAAATAGAGTTAAATTCTCGACCAAGAGAAGGTGATTTGGTATATTTTCCTTTAGGAAAAAGATTATTTGAGGTTAAATTTGTTGAACATGAAAGTTCATTCTATCAACTTGGAAAACTTTATGTTTATGAATTGAAGTGTGAACTATTTGAATATGAAGATGAGATAATAGATACTACAGTTGATGAAATTGATACCAGTATTAAGAATGAAGGATATATTACTGAAATTCAATTAACTAGAAGTGGTGAGACAGCAACTGCGATTGCTTCTATTGGAACTGGATATGTAAATAAGATTTATTTAACTAATGATGGTTATGGATATACTTCCACTCCATCTATAGAAATATCTCCAGCACCTTTTGGTGGATCTAATGCATCTGCGGTTGCCATTACTTCATCATATGGTTCTTTCAGATCAATTAAGGAAATAATACTATCTAATCCAGGTTTTGGATATACTATCCCACCAAAAATTACAATAACTGGTGGTGGTGGTGTAGGTGCTTCGGCAACATGTGCTATAGAAACTGTTAATACAGGAATAACAAGCATATCTATGATTAACAAAGGTTCTGGATATATGTCTAAACCTTCAATATCCTTTTCTTCCCCAATTCCAGGTATTGGAGTAACACCTATAGGAATATCTTCACTATCAAATATGGGACAGATTGAGGCAATATTGTTATCAAATTCTGGAATAGGTTATAGTTCTGCTCCGATTATAACCATTTCTCCACCACCAACTTCAGGTATAGACACTTCTATTATCAATTATAAATTTAATGAAATTGTAACTGGATCTATATCAGGAACAACTGCAAGAGTAAAATCTTGGGATTTAGATACTAAAGTTTTAAAAGTTTCATTTATAGATGATGTTAGTGCAAAGGGATTTTATCCTGGAGAAATTATTACTGGATCTGATTCCAATACGTCTTATGCTACGGTATCATTTGATTCTTTTGATAATAATGATAAATATAGTGAGAATAAAACAATTGAAACAGAAGCTGAACAAATAATAGACTTCTCAGAAAAAAATCCATTTGGTACTTACTGATGCTAGGAACTTATTTTTATCACGAAATTATACGAAGAACTGTTATATCTTTTGGTACTTTATTTAATAATATTAATATAAGGCATAAAAATTCATCAGATGAAAATATAAGTGAAATAAAAGTTCCTCTTGCCTACGGACCAATTCAAAAGTTCTTAGCTAGAATTGAACAACAACCAGAATTAAATAAACCTATTGCAATGACTTTGCCAAGAATGGCATTCGAAATGACCTCAATTCAGTATGATCCATCAAGAAAAGCAAATATTACTCAAACATTTAAAGCTTCAGATGGAAATAATTTTAAAAAAGTATTTTTACCAGTTCCATATAATATTGGATTTCAACTTAATTTGATCAGTAAATTGCAAGATGATGCTTTACAGGTTATAGAACAAATATTACCATATTTTCAACCAGCATTCAACTTAACTGTAAATTTAATAGATTCAATTGGAGAAAAAAGAGACATACCAGTTGTTTTGGATAGTGTATCTTTTACTGATGATTATGAGGGTGATTTTTCTACAAGAAGAATATTAATTTATACCTTTAACTTTACAGCAAAAACTTATCTCTTTGGTCCAATTGCTGATAGTACTGATGGACTTATTCGTAAGGTTCAAGTTGATTATTATACTGGAACAGATACTCAAACTGCTAAGAGAGAGATGAGATATACTGTTACTCCCGATCCAATAGATGCTGAACCATATGAAGACTTTGGATTTAATGAATCAATAGAGATGTTCTTTGATGGTAAAGAATATAGTCCAACACAACAACAAGACATAGACTATATACAAAGTGGTAGTGGAACTGCTAATGAAGGTCCTATGCCCTTTTAATTATGAAAAATAACTATGAAAATTTGGATTCTACTTTTAACATTGAAAGTAAAATTGTTGAGGTAGAGAATGTAAATGATCAACTCAATATTTCTCCATTAAAACCAGATGACATTCAAAAAGATTATGAGTACACTCGTGCTAATTTATACTCTTTAATTGAAAAGGGGCAAGAGGCAATTAATGGAATCATGGAACTTGCTGGAGAAGGTGGAAGTCCAAGAGCATATGAAGTTGCTGGACAACTCATAAAAAGTGTTGGAGATGTAACAGATAAATTAATAGATTTACAGAAAAAACTTAAAGAAGTCGAAGAAGATACCATCAAAACGACAACTAATACTACGAATAATGCTATTTTTGTTGGTTCAACTTCAGAATTATCAAAATTACTCAAGCAAGGTTTTCTAAATAATAAAGAGTAACTTTTTAATTCTGTGAATAAGTTAAAGTCCCATAAAACAGTTGAACAAATTGCCAAGAAACATCGCCTTGAAGTTTCTTTTGTGAAGAATCAACTTAAAATGGGAATTCCTATTGAGCATGAACACACAAAAGATAAGGATATTG